CCTCAAAGATACCGGGTACATCCTGGTTATTATCGTCAACCATATTATAGAGCTTGCCGAGGTCAAGGTCTTTGTCCTCGTCCATCCTCTTGTGTAGACCACTACTTCCATCAGCCCTGAACTTCTCTTCTACTGCTTTCTTTAAATCAACCATCTTTATCTCCTATCAGTGGTTCTACTGCTACATAGCCAGCCTTGAGGTAGGGGCAACCTATTGCTTGTGCGTTTCCAGTCAAAACCTCTGATACCCCACAAGCAGGCATCCCTCTGTCAGCCTTTATCACTACGCCTTGAGAGTGGAGGAATAACATTATCTCGTCTAATGCCTTTTCTATTATAATCTTCCCCTCATCACGCATCATAGAATTAGTTAGTATCCTGTCATCATCTTCATCACCAACCTCCTCCATAGCCTGAGAAAAAGAAACTATTACCTTAGCTATCCCTTGTCGTATCAAAGCCCTCCTTTCTTTGGTGCCCGCTTCGCTATCTCTATCAGTAGCCATAGCCACTCCTCCGTTACCCGAATCAAGGTTTACGAAATAATATCTCCACACTGTTCGCTGTCACTATAGGAACATAACCCATCTGGATTAGTTCGCTCGCAGTATATGGAACTACATAAACTGGAGTTACATCCCCGGTTGATGGCCGTACATAACCTATCATTTCAATAACTCCTTAGCAACTTCTATCAGTACCCTAACAGCGTTTTCCTTACCTGCTGCCAATAACTGCTGGCCTAGTATCAGTAATTCCCACGCTGTAGGTTTACTCATTCATTCCCTCAAAATATTGGGAAAAGTAACCTGAAGAAGAAATTACTAATTCCTAACGACATATCTCCCCCAGTGAAAGGCTACCATATTTTGGACACTACAATGGTCTTTATGCTCACATAGTATAGCACAACTTAACGGAGGGCATTCATTCCAGGCTATCCTGCTTATCATATCTTCCAGCCTGAACCACTCCCCATACAGGTACTCATTGAGTAGAAACTGCTTCGACTTATTCATTCTCCCACTGAATCCTTGGGGGCCTCTTTGGGGGCCTCTTTTGATTACTTTGGTCAATTCTAACCCCACACTGAGGGCAATAATTATTAGGGGGGTATGCCCTCTCCCTTAAAGTACCTAAGCCACACAACACCTCCCCACCACATCGGCCACAATAGTAAATTACCTCTTCCTTTTCAAGAATCGCTATGACTTTCTCTGCCATCACTTCACCTCACTCGGTACTTGGGAATCTATCAGTTTCTCTACCGCACCGCACAGGGCTAGGGCAGGATTACCACCGCTCCATACAATCTGAAATACCCAGTTCTTTAGTAGCTCAAAATACCCGAACCCTGATAAGTTTTGTTCTAACTTCGGCACCACCCACTTGAAAAGGTAGGCTATTCCCAGTTCTGGGTCGGTGAAACGGAGTCTGCTTTCATAAATGATATGTTTCCCATCCAGTGTGGTTTCACCAGGACATCGCCAATACCCATTGGGTTTACCTGAAAAGGCGCGAATTACCTCTTTGAACTCAGCAAACTCAGCTATCTTCTGGTTTAGTTCGTCCATTTCTCACCATCCCATACCTTGTCGTGATCCTCTTTCATCTAAACCTCCCTCTTCCTGATACGGCTGGCCTGGATGATGTCTCTATTGTCTCCGGCATGAAGTCACTGCCAATATACCTTAAACAAGCCAATAGGTGATACTTAGCCTCGTCCTGTATCACGTTGGTAGGATGGTTCTCATTGTCTAGCTTCCACATACAGTTGGCTATTTGAACCAGCAATATAAACAAGTCATCCATGATAAAAAGCTTGTTGAGCTCCATCAACCCGATTACCCGGTCTAATTGCGCCTGAACCCTGGTGATACTCGGTGCTGTTATCGGCCACCCATGCGCTGAATAACCCTGCCTTATCTCGTCTTCACTAGTAACATTACCCCCCACCCTCTTGGCCACTGTATAGCCACTACAGAACTCCTGAAAGCGGTCTCTGTGTTGAGAGATAGAGAAACCACCACCCGGGGCATACTCCCTGAAAGCAACTAAGTCATTGTATCTCATATAAGGAGGTGCTCCCTCCGGTAAGGGTAGTTTGACCTGAGCTAAGAACAAAGCCCCAGGGTTAGCTGAGCCGAAGTCATGACCACTATATATAGGCCAGTTGGTCGGGATAGTGAAGCGCGGTATCTTGTTATACTGCTCATTGAACTTGCCATAGACTAGCCAGGAATCTTCAATCTCATCATCCTGAGCCATAATCTCACGCCTATACGAGTCCATTGACATATCACTGGTGATAAGAGCTAACCCTTCCCGGCTGATAAAGGGATTCTCTAAACTGGTGAAGTGAATTGTCTCCCATATACCAGACTCATCAGCCTGTGCTTTCTTGAACATCTTGGAAGCATGGCGCGGGTCCTTGGCCTTGCTTACCCCCGTTGACTTAAGAGACGGCGGGGTGAAGATAAACACCGCGTCACCATTATTATCCAGCAACATGGGAGCGCCAACCTCGTCCCAAGCGTCTTCATCCATTAGCTGGAACTCATCCAAGTATAGGTCATCAGCGTAGTCACCACGCAGTGTGTTGGCATTCCAGGCGGTCTTAGCTTTGATTCTCTGCTTAGTGCCAGGGAGTTCAATAAAGCGCTCTGATTCGTTCTGTTTGAATACACCAGCTTGAACCGGCTCGGCAAGGGCTTTCTTCACCTCGAACCAGAAAGTGTCTGTCTGCTCATTGGTGGGAGCGGCGTATAGCTGTCTACGCCCTTCCAGGAACCTCTTGACGGCTCTGATAGCAAAACCCACCGTCTTACCACCACGGCGGCCAGCCTTTACTACCAAGCGCTTACTGGTAGAGTTAATCATCCTATGCTGCGCCGGGTGCCTTTCAGATGCCCATAGGTCAATATACAGCTTAGTCCTTGGCTTTGTCTCAGTTGTCATTTAGCTCCCCCAGTTAACTGTTGTATTGGCACTGTAAACAACAATCTGGTGACTCAGTAAACCACAGTGATAACAAATCCAATACGAATTATCCCAAATATCGTACTCTATCTCTACTTTGTAGCCACATCTCGGACACTTCATCACCACCCCCTATATATGGTTACTCTATACTACTGGATAACTGAGTTAGATTGCAAAGGAGATTGGAAACCACCCCAAAGAATCTGGAGCACCTCTGCCTTATTCGTGCGGTATTCGGCAGCCACCCTCAAGCTACTTTCGCTTCGCATACCTCAGCTTTGAATCCATCATCCGCCATATCGTTCTATCTGGGTTAACAGCCAGCATGGCGCCATGAGTGGCACAAGTTACCAGATTACTGTCAGTCCAGTATACTTTACCTGTAGATACACTAGAGACACCATCCACAACGTTGGGATTATAGCCAGGCATCTCTTTAATATCAAAGAGTACAACTAGGTACTTCTCTACGTGTAACACTTCACCCTCCTATTCATAATCCGGTATCTCATTACCATCAGCGTCTAATGAAGGGACTACCACCTCAACACCATCTTTAATTACCCTATCCCCTGTTTTACTGACGTGCTTATTATACGAAGGTAGTTTACCACTACTTTCCTTGCTAAGAGGGCTAGATTTAGCCCCTAGTGCGTCTAAGATACGATTCCCATCAAGGTTTAGTCCCACTTTCCTAAGCCTAGTCTCAAGGTCAGCTTTATTAGACCCTGTATTATTAGACCCCCCTGAAGTTATTAGACCCACCCTAGGGCTTTTCGTCCCTTGTCGCCTTCTCATATAATCCCTTTGATAATCAGTCTTTGCTTGACCGGTCAGTGGCATCATCCCTCCTCATTCTTATCTTTATACCTCACCACTAAGTCAATGGCACCTAGTAAGGCATGCTTTTCAGGTGGATATACGCCGTCCATTTGATTGAGTTCTCGAATAGCTGTAATATTGGGGCCTCGCAATGGTGTTCCTTTAGCTGATATTATATCTTCTCTACCGATTTCAGACAGTCGCTCTTCACGCTCTGCCACCAGCATTTTAGTTGAATTAGCCTGTGGTTGTCGCAATTTATCCAGTCTTAGTGACACTTTAGGGTTTGCTGCCAAACGGCAAGCCTCGACATAAATAGCTCCCTTAGACATGCTTTCTATGCTGTAATTATTCTTATAAGCCGCTGTTTCTGAGAGTCCTTGAAACAAATCAAGGGTAAAACCTTCTTGCTTCCGGGTTAATTTTTGATTCACCATAATCTATATACTCTATAGAAAAAGATAGCCAAACCACAACAGAAGGTAGCCAAGCCAAGGAAGGCTACTATATGCAAGGCCAATTCCAACTGCATCAAGGCTTCTGCCATTATTATATACGCTCCACATTATTAGTCTTTTGAAAGGCGCCGAGTTCGATGAGCTCCGTACCCATCCTGTTCAATGTCAAACGACTTAACTTCCGGGTGGTTTTTGAGTGCTTTATTTATTATCTTATGAGCTAACTTTTGAGTTACGTCAGGATTAGCTTGCTTCCTGGCAACGCTTATCTCTAGCAATGTTCTCATATAGCCCCCTTATATATAGCTGTGAGG